GACCATAACTTACTATTTCTACTATTAGCATATTCTAAATCATTAGCAGTTCTCTGCCACCCCATAAAGTTACGTTTTTGATCTTCTTGATGTTCCTTAAGCTCTTCTTCTCTTTTCCTATTTACTTCTTGAAGTAGTTTTTTCAACTCAACTACAGTATCTCTACTTTTTATTTTTACGACATCAGCAGCCATCACCAAACCCCTATCCAAATACCGCCAATCAATTTACTCATTTTGTCATTCCTATAAAAATTAAAAAAGATAATGATACAAACAGAGCCACTGACAATCCAACTATAACATCATGAAGATGATCTATCTTTGAATTATTTCTAATCGATTGAGAATCTCTAGATCTCCAAGACTTCTCAACTAATTTGTTTGAGTCCAATACACTTTGGGTATACTCATCATATGTAATCCAATACCCATCCTTATCTTCTTCCATATCAACAGGACCATTTACGCAATTATATCTTTTCATTCTTCGCTTCCTCAATTAACGATTTCATAACCAATTCTTTCTGATTAACAGTCATGTTGCTCATGAACCGTATCTTACCTTTGCTATCTACCCAAGCAATTAACATCTTAGAGTTCTTCTTAATATGTGGTTTCATTGTTTCCTGTTATGCAGTTAGTTGATATGGTTTGTCCCATTTACCGATTTTGATGTAATAATAATATGCAGTGTCGAAGTAGTCGGTTTGAGCGTCAGTGTTGTTATAGTAACCAGCACTTCTTAGGGCAGCAAACGCTTCTTCAAAGAATGCTAACTCTTGACCTTGGTATGAATCAGTTATCCAACCATCTGTCAAGGTGAAGTTCTCTCTTACATAGAAAGTTTCATTTAGGTTCTTCCAACCATGATCTTCTTGGAGTTTCTTGTTGTAGATACCTACGAAGTCAAAGGCACTGCTTTTGATGTTCAGATTGATTGTACTCATGTTATCAACTGAAAGGGTTGCTTTCACATTATACTTCTTCAGGATTGGTTTCATCAGGTTGTTGATGATTGCTTTTTTTCTTGATTCATATAAGCCATAATATATTCTCACTTTTCAATTGGTTTATTTAATTTATGAGTTATTATATAATGAATGAACCAAGAAGTAAAGGTTTATTTTCTAAACAATCGTTTTATTTTTACCCAACCGCTTTCTTTGGGCGACCTCTTGACTTCTTCTCTGATCCAGAGTCGGGTTGGCTCGACTCCAAAGGGACTTCAACATTCGTCACCTCACCAGCTCTGAACTCTGCCTCATCAATACCGTGTGGCCAAATAAAGAAACCAGCATCAACAATCTTATCTAATGTGATGTTGGGGTACATTTCAGTTAATGATTGATCTTTGATAGCAATAACAACTTTAGCCTCAGTTGGGTGTATACTTTCCAACAACTGAATGAACAGTTGTTCACGCTTTGATCTGGATAAATCCTGTCTAAGGAACCTTTCAAATGATCTAGTTTCATTCCATAAGTTACCTGGAGTCATACCTTCTGGACCTGAATCTTCCTTGTAAGGAGGTGTTCCTTCAGGCAACGACCACTTACCCTTTGGGATAAAGCCATACCCAAATATCATTTTCAAAGCATCGTTTGTTACATATTCTTTCAATAGGGTTAAGGTATCACCATCATTGATACGTTTCAGTACTTCAGGGATTAGTTCTTTTTTATTCATATATTCACCTTTTTTTAGTTAATGTGCTAATTATGTATGTCAGAAATCTTCAATTGAATCCATTAACAAACGCATCTTGTTCTTAATCAAATAATTGAAGATGTTATTCCTATTGAACTTAGGTCTCTCTTTTAGAAACTCTTCAAGGATACTGTTTGATATTTCTTCAGGTATCTTCTCAAAAGAAACTAGCATCTCGTTTCTATCATACCTAGATTTTTCTAAATCGTTTAAATTATCTCTATTAGAAAACCTCTCTATAACAGATTTAGTTACTGGAGTAGCTCTACCATACACTTCTTTATTGACAAAAAAATCATCAGGGCATAGTACAGAAGGCACACCATCACTCACATCCCCTCGTATTATATGTTCAACGATAAACTGGGGTATGCTTGGCGGAGTCTTAACATACTTCTTAGGTGTAGGAGAATACTGTCTAATGTTAGAATACTTATGCAACTGAGCAAAGTCTTTATCTGAACTGATAATAAGAGTAGGGCGAGCAATCTCTTCAATACCAAACTGATCGAAGTCATTATCCTGAGTCCACTTACTTAATACAGCAATGATATCATCAGCCTCACATCGTTCAACTCTTACTACTTTGTATGGGAAGAACTGTATCAGGTCTTCTCGTACCATATCCATACATTCAAAGATAGTCTCCCAGTCGACATCAGATGCTTCTCTGTTAGTCTTTCTACTAGCTTTATAGTATTCAAACTTATCTCGTCTCCAATAATTCCTATCATCAACTGCGATTACTACTTCGCCATACTCTTGATGAAACTTCTTCTTATGAGCAAGAATGCTTGATAATATAGTATGACGTATCAAATCCTTGTTCTGATCAAGAGTGTTGCTCTTGATCTCTTTGGAGAATACAATCGTAGATGATATACAGATTTGGCTATAATCAATAACGATCATTAGAATACCCTCAAGATAATCATATTCTCATTAGTTCGACCACTAGGAATACTTCTCTTTGAAGCCATTCTAGTAAATTGTTCAAGTATCTGTTTCTTATTTAATACAGCTAAATCCTTAACAACCTCAGGCTTTCTGATAGTCTTAATACTCGATATATTAACGTCATATCCAATTATAGCAGTTCCTTTAACAGATAAAGTATCTCCAACTACAGCCTTATAATAGGTCAGTTTACGCTTCACAGTATCGTATAACCAAGCCTCTTGAGAATCCACCAACTTAGTTGGAGCAATAGATTTGATATCTAACTCGGGAAATACAGGAAGATACTTTAGTTTAGTAACAATAACACTTGGAGCTTTAGGTTTAGTAACTCTAACCTTCTTGGAAGATACTACTTGTTGAGTACAAGAAGCAACAAAATCTTTGAGCAATTTTAAGAAGTTTTTGACTTGAACGGTCTTAATGTGAGAATAAGAATCCTTCAATTGCTCACAATTGCCAATCAACACTTCCTCAAGTTCTGAAATTTGACTTTTGAACATATCAGGAATAAGTTTAGCAGCTTGCCCACTGATAGTCTTGATAGATTTCTTGAATGTAAATGTCTTTGGATAAACTAATTTTACAAACTCGTCAATCTCTCCGTCAATCTCAGAGGCAAATTCAGTTGCAATATTCTTAACCCTATCTTGAATTGATATTACGTTTCTAGATTTAGTCGATTCAATCTTTTCTTTAGGTATAACAGATAACTCATCTAACGATTCAATGGTAGTCTTAATGAATGTTAACTCACTCTCCTCAAGATACTGGTTTCTTGATTGAAGTCTGGATGGAGTGCCAAGTTGTCTGAATGAACTATCATCCTGAAGTTTGGATATCGAATTCTTCTTAAGTTTATTGGTAATAGCTTCCAATGCCCACTTCTTCTTATCAGCAGGTGAAGCGTATAGATTGTACCAATTTAGAGCTTGGATAAGGGATAATTTATAATTCAAAGGATTGATGATAGGCTCATCAGTACCCTTAAAGATTGCATCAACCTTTGCTCTCTTCTCTCTGATCTTATCGTTTACATCTTTCTTTGCTGTTATTCCCGAATTGCTTTTCTTCAATGCCGCCATAATATTCACCTGTTAATTAATTTATACGTTATTATAACGTCATTGAAGTTAAAAGTCAAGCTTTAGTTTATTCCAACAACTGATTCATATAATAGAGCAAGTTCTTCTTGTTCAGATTCTACTTCAGAATAGTTTTGCTTATGGAAGATTTGAGCCATCTTGCGTAATAACTTCTTATCAAGGTCAAAATCTTCTGCAAGAGCTTCAATAGTCTCTTTAACCAACTCGCGTTCAGCACTGATTCTTGTATATGAATCAGAGATTTCAGATAACATTTTCTTAATTTTTTGTTGGTCAGCTGGGT